ATGTTACGTTCGTCACATGTGCGTCGGTGTTTAGAATCTATAGGAAAACCGCTGGATAAAATCACCCGCCAAGATGTCATGAAATGGATGTCTACCCAAGAATGGGGGAGGGCGGCGAGAGCGTCGGCACGGGCATCGCTGCGTACATTCTGGGCGTGGGCGGTGGCCACGGGCGCCACAGCAAGCAACCCAATGGCGGGCATACCGCCCGTGAGACAGCTTCCGGGGGTGCCGAAACCTATGCCAGATGCGGTGGTAGTGGTGGCACTTTCCCAAGCACCGCCTGAGATAGCCCTTGCTATTGAGGTCATGGCTGTATGTGGCCTACGAAGGGCGGAATGCGCATGCCTGAGGGCGTGTGATATAGAGCCCGTGGCTCAAGGCTGGATGCTGCGAGTGGTTGGGAAAGGCGGGCGGACACGTATGGTGCCGTGCCCACCCCTGTTAGCGCGGAAGCTGAAAGCGCGGGGCGGGTGGGTGTTTCCGGGTGCACAGCAGGGCCACATTTCGCCTGGGTGGTTGGGAAAGCTGATTAGCCGGTATCTACCGCCTGGGTGGACGCCCCACACCTTGCGGCATCGCTACGCCAGTGTCGCTTACGCGACAGGCCATGATATCCGTGCTGTCCAACACCTTTTAGGCCACGCATCAGTAGCCACCACACAAATGTATATAGCATTGGATGATTCAGCGGTGAGGGAGGCGGCTTCTGGTGCGTGGAATCTAGTTAGCTAGCTAGCCAAACAACCGTCCCAACATAATAAGCTTCAGCGGCTAGAGGGGTTTTAGGATTGCGCTTGATATAACCGTCGGGGTCGATGATGAATGCTGTTACCGTGGGTTCTAGCAGGTCAGTTATGCCGGTAAGCATGAAGGGCACGGCGTAGCGGGGTCGGTAGCCATAAAGAATCCTGTCACGGAAGACCTCGGGAGCGGTTGTGAACTGTGGTGTTTTAAACTCCACAGTGAGCGTGCTCACCTTTCCTATCATATATTGGCTGGCGTTGGCGTTTTTGAGGCTCTTATCCAGCGAAAACCCAGCTATAGAGGGGGCGCGAGTGGCGGTGAGTTTTTCGGCGTTAGCGCGCTGAATCGCTGGAAAATCTTTTACAGCGTCGGAGCCGTCGGCATTGAGGTACCAAACACCGACGTCATCTTTTGTGGCCATGGGTTAGTTTCCTTTCCAGGTGTGTTTTTGGGCGGCCCACGTGCCGGCCTGGGCGGTCCAAACGGTGGTGTCGGTTTTTCCCCAAAGGCAGGTCATATCGTGTTCTACGTGGTCGTGGTAGATGCTGAGGGTGCCACCAATAGGGATGTAGTCTTGAACGGCACCAATAGTGTTTTTCAGGGCGGCGGCATATCTATCCCCCGTGATTTGTAGGCGCCTGTTCGGGTTTTCCCAGGTGGCCCAGAGGGCGTCAGTTGTGATTAGGCGGGGTGTGACGCTGCTGTCGAGAGTGAAACGGCGGGGGCTTGTGAGCTGGGCTTTCACTAATTCAATGTGCGGCCTAGCACGGTTTAAGGTAGAGCCGTTTTCAATCGTGGGACAATATTTATTGGTGATGGTGGTCACATAGCCGCGGTCCCACTGGTCGAAGGTGTTGCGGATAACAGCGTCGCCGGAGGAGGCTTTGTCAGTGCCGAATATGCCGCCTTCTTGGTAGATGATCGTAGTAGGCCACCCGGGAGCATCGAAAGATACTTCACCGCCCGAGTCGATAACTTCAGCAGCGGATAGGTTGGTGACCACCGCGGGGCGGGTGAGGTCATAGGCGCTGGGGGCTACCTTTTCCCAGTCGGGCGACCACACTGGGAAAGCGCCTGGGCGGCAAACCAGGGATTCAACGATCTGGCGTGTGGTAAGAAACGAATTACCAGGTTCGCGGAGGTCGATTTCGTATCCGTCAAGTACTTCTAGCTGCGGGATTGCTTCAAGGGCACGGCGGCGGCGGGCGCCATAGCTGGTAAGCGATTTCGCCCCACCCTGTTCGCTATTAAGCACATTTGACCAGGTGGGGGCCTCGGTGGCGGTGATGGTGATGAGCCACGGCGGCTTACCAGGGATATCAATGGGTTGAATGCTGATACGGTCGATGCGCCCTTGGAATAGGGGCTGGTGGGGGCGATGGTCAAACTTGACACTCACAGCGATTTGGGCACCAACCCAAGTGCCAGAAACCCCTTCCATGATCTGCGGAATCGCCAAGTATTGCACCTGTAGACGACGGTTTGCCGGTTCGTTGAAAAGGCTTTCTCGCCCCCAGGTGATGCGGATTTCTTCGAGGGTCAAAAAGTTGTCGAAGGTAAATAGAAGGTAGCCTGGTGCTTTGACGGTGGTTTTTATCATTTCCGATATGGTCATGGTTACCACCGTTGGCGTTCTTGGTAGTCGCGTAGCAGCTTTTCTAGGTACCGACCAGTACTTATAGGGTCTACCGCATCATTGACCGTGATATAATAGTTATTAGTTATTACTGGTTGTACAGTGGCACTAAGCCGTCCAAAGGCGTTCACCTGGGCGAACGGCGACCTGAGCTGTGCGGTGATACCGGGTGTCGGCGTGCCGAACAATTTAGCAGCAGCGGGCGGCACCCCTTTCAACGTGGGCGGCGGCGCCGACGCCGTAAGCATGCTAATAGGGTTCACTTTGTCGCCAAACGACGTTACCCAGTCCCAGGCTTCCTTGATCTTGTCGATCACCCACTGAATGCCCTTGCCTACGCTCTTAAACCCGTCGACGCAGAAGCGGACGCACTTGTCAACGCCGTTCCTGAACCAGTCGACCTTTTCGTAGGCGAGAATAAAACCCGCGGTCAGGGCGCCGACGGCGGTCACGACCAGGCCTATCGGGTTGGCTTTCATGGCAAGGTTAAGGAGGATTTGGGCGGCTTGCCATGCTTTGACGGCGCCGATGATACCGTGGGCGGCGCCTGTAAGGGAGATAATGGCCACGGCGGCGGCTTGGAAAAGGCGGGGGTGTTCGCCTATCCATTGGGCTAGCCCAGCGAACCTTTGGGCTGCGTCAGACACCACGGGAAGCAAAGCCTCACCTAACGTGGCCTTGGCGTTCTCCCAAGCGGCCTTGGCGCGTTCTTGTTGCCCCGCGGCGGTGTCGGCTTCGCGGGCGAAAGCACCCGTGGCGTCGGCGGATTGCTGGGTGAGCAGGTTCATAATTGCCTGGGTGCGTGCTGTCTTGGCGGCTTCGCCTTCCAATTTATCGAGGCCCATGGCGGCCAGTTCCGCCTTGATGTTGGCTTCTTTGATCGAGATACCATATCTCTCGATGGGGTCAGTCTCACCCTTGAGCAGGGAGGAAAGGGCGTTCACGGCATCGCTGGTGGTGCCGCCGAACGTCGCGGCAAGGTCGGCGCCCTTCTTAATGAGCCCATCAGTAGTGCCAATCAACTCGGTCTGAGAGACACCCATGTTCTTGAGTTGAGCACCCATGATCGACGCTAGCTCTTGATAGCTGTTTTTCGATAGGCCTACCGCTTGATGCGCCTTATCGGCTAGGGCTTTGATTTGGTCGCCTTGGCCTTTGAAAATCGCTTCGACGGCGCCCGTGGACTGCTGTAGCGCACTAGCTGAGTCGAATGCTTGCTTACCCATGGCCACGACCCCCGCCGACGCGACGGATAGCCCCGCGGCGGCTTTCTGGGCGCCTGCTTCCAATTTGCCGAGTTTGCCGTGGGTTTCGTCTAGCTCTTGGGAGGCGTTCTTAGCGTCGGCGAGGATTTTAATGGACAGGAAGGCGGTTTTACTCATGGTTATGGGCTTTTTCTAGAATGTCAATAGCGGTGGCGATATAGGTGTCGTCCTTATCGAAAAAGTGGTCAGGGTCGGTGCCCCAGGCCTTGGCCAGGCACATGAGCTGATAGGCGGTACTGGCGGGATCAAAAGGGGGCGGGCGCTGTGTCCTCGGTGGCGGTGGTGTCGGAGTCGACGTCCTCGACGGTTTCCAACCAGGTCTCAAAGTCCTGGTCGGTTTTGTGTTCGCGTTTGAGGGCGGCCCAGGTGCAGAAATGTAGTGCTAGGAAGGGGGCGGCGGTGGCCTGAGGCCACCCCATACGGTTGCTGTGAATGTCGTAGCGCACGCGGTCGGCGCTGATGATATTGGTGGTTTGGGTGGTGGGATCGTTGCCGTCGATATACGTCACGGTGATGTTAGTCATTAGTGTCTCGATGTTCCTTCTATCTGGTCCAGTATTTTATTGACGTGGCGTTCATATAAACGCAACCATGCGGGTTCGGTTTCCTGGGCGGCGTGGCTGACGAACGGATTAGCTTTGATACTGCGCTTTGGCCACCCCCAGTGGATGGGGGCGGAATACGGCACGGGCTTGGCGCCTAGGCGGATTCGGGCGCGGGTTTGGGTGGCAAACACCCGTATTGTGTCGCGTAGGTGCGTGCGCTTGTTTAGGGTACTGACTGGGGCTTTACCGCGGGCGGCACGGGCGACAATCTCACCCGCGGCCTTGTTGACTTCCCTCATTTGCTTGAGGTCTGCCCCGGCTTTACGGAGGCTGCGCCTGAGCTCTTTAGCCCCGTGGATTTCTACCGCGGCACCCCCGCTAGCCATTACGGCTCCATGCCGTTCACCTTGGTGGCTGGGGTGAACGTAGGCTTGGAAACGAACTCCAAGGTCAGCTTAGTAGTGTCGCCTTCACCAGCGTCACCGCCGACGTCGGGCGGATCGAGGCGGACTGTGCCCTCGAATTTTGCCCCATCGACCTTGTTGGGTACGAATGTAATTTTTGCGGTCTCGCCCTGGTGGGCGTACAGGTAGCCGACGGCACCCTTGAGGGTGAGGTTCTGAATAACGGTAGCAGTCAACTTGTAGGAGTAAACAGGTTGAGACTGACCAACGCCACCATCGAGGAAATTCAGGGTCTTACCAGCCTTAACACTGGAGTTTAGAATGCAGTTGGTAACCTGTGGGGCGATATCGAGGCCGGACGCGGTTTCACCGATGACGAGGGTGCCGGGGCCGGTAACGCCAATCTTGTTCTGTATGGCCATGGGATTCCTTAGTTTCGTGGCGGTTGAATAGTGAGTTTCATAGCAGGACACACGGCGCCACTAGGCATAGTGACGTTGGTGGCAAGGTCGGTGTCGGTGACCATGCCCCCTACCACACTGAGGGCACGCTGGAGGAGGTCGTCGAGGCGGTCGACGACGACGGCGATATCGGCCTCGGGGGTGATGAGGTAGATATCAAAGCTGATCTTCAACGTGCCGTCGAGGTACTGGCCTTCGATCGACCTAGGGCTGACCCACGCACAGTCAGGATTGAGGTATTGGGGGTCGTAGTCGGCTTCGACACCCGCGGCGGTAAGCCGGTCACAAAGATGTTCTAGCTGGTCTTTTATCATGCTCACGGGAGTGTCCTATCCGACGCTTGGCGGGGCATAGCTACCGATACCCAATAGCTGGGCGATATCGGGATCGTAGCGGGCGACGTAGATGGTGCCGATGTCTCCCAACGTTTCGACGCCTGTGCTGGACTGTCGGCGGCGCCACAACCGTGCTGCTAGCATTTCGGCGCCTAGCTTGACGGCGGCACTGTCATGCTGGGCGGGTGGGACCCAGGCGGCGACCAGGGCATGCACGGCATCGCAGATAGCTTTGAAGCGCTGTTTATCGGCGTCTATCAGGCCTAGTTGTTTCGCTACGGCGTCCTGGTCGATGATGCTTAGCATTGGTTATGCCTTGAACTTGATATAGCCGAGGGCGTCGGGGCGGGCGACCACGACGGCACGGTAGCCAAACACGCCGTCGTCGACTTGGCCCTTGGCGATGTCGAGGGCTTCGGCACGGATAGGGGAGCCGGGGAGCTCGCCGTGGATAATGCCGGGGGTTGGCCATGCGAAGATCTTGCCCTTGGCCACCTGGTCGGTGGGGATGATGATATCCGGGTTGATCTTCAGGGTCTCCATCAAGGCGGGGAGTTCCAGCTGCTTGATCTTGCTGAGGGCTAGCCAGTCTTCGTCGTTGACGGCGATAGCGTCGGCATAGACACGGGCGGCCTTGTACACGGCGTGGTTGGCGTAGGGGATTGCTTCTAGCAGGCCTAGGCCCTGGGCGGTCAGGTCTTTCTCGGTGGCCTGGGCGATAGCGTCGGCTAAGGCCTTGTTGTCGGATTTGACGGCGTAGTCCTCGGCCATGCCCAGGAAATACTGTTCGATTAGGTTCACTTTCTTGAAATGCACCCACTCGACGGGCAACTTGTTGGCGCCTGCTAGGCGGGTGGCTTGTACCTCGACAACCTCGAAACTGGCTTCGTTGCTGGGCACATCGGTGCCAGAGCCGTTCCATTCATCGACGGTAGGACGAGTTTTCCAGCGATTGGCTTCTAGCTTGAGGCCGGTCAAATCCTGGTGGGTCATCTTGTCCACGAACAGGCGCTTGTACGGTTGTCCGTCCCATAGCTGGTCGATCCACTGCGGAGACGTCAGCAAGGGGCTTTCTGCTACCTTCATTTGCTTCAGTGCCGCCGTCAGCAGGGTTTGGTCGGCGGTGGGGTCATCGAGACGGCACAGGGCGTCGTAGATAGCACCCGCGGTAAGCGGGGTAGTGCGGGGCGTGGCGGTGACGGTCGGAGGCATAGTGAGCCGCCCTGTCTTGCCACCAGCGGCGGCGTTGCCCTGGTGGGAGGCGGTGACCTGGGTGATACGGGAGGCAGAAAACGCAGGAACAGCCACAATAGCCACCGCGGTGAGTTGCCCAGCGGTGAGCAGGTCACCACTGATTTCTTGCCCGATAATCTCCATGCTGAGGGCGTCACGGACGCCTTCCTTGATATCTTTCAGGGCGGTATCGCCGTCGGGGGTATCGGCAATGTGGAAAGATGCGACGAGGCCTTGGTCGGTGTCTTCCACCTTGGTGGCGTAGCCCACGGGAGTTCCACCAGCGTCGGAGTGGTCACGGAACAACTTCAAGTGTTTGGTGTCGGCGGGGACTTGGATACTGCCCCGCTGGGCGGTAATAAGCCCCACGGAGGTGTAACCTGGGGTGCCCCACGGCACGATCACACCGGATACGGTACGGGACGGGGTGTCGGTGTCGGCGTTGTGGGCGGCGGTGAGGGTGGTTTGCGGGTTGAAAATTAGTGGTTCAGCGTTGTTACTGGCTGTCAGAAGCGGAAGCGTCATTAGGGTATTCCTTGAGGTGCTTAGGCGGGTGGTTGTCGGTGCTGGTGGTGGCGGGTTTTTCCGGCGGTGCCGGAGAGAGAACAGGAAGGTATTTGTCCAACCAAGCGACCACACTGGCGTTGGCGAGTACGCGGGTGACGGCGGCGGTGACGGCTAGGGTTGTGGCCACCCAGGGGATCGTTTCTATTCCCAGCTCATGGGCTATCACGGGCAGGAGTGGGAGAATGCCGACGGTAGCGGCAATGGTGGTTCGAGCAACAGCGCGCCATGGGTACTTCACTTGAGTGCTATTCATTTGCCTAGTTCTTTTTCGAGCATGGCCATGATGGTGGCCATGCCGACGATAATGCCGAGGATGTGGGCGGCAAGGGCGATAAGTATAGCGATGAGCATTACTTGGCCTGGGCTTTGAGGTCGGCAAACCCGGGGATTTCCAGCTTGGCGCCGATAGCGGCTAGGGCGTCGACGACGGTTCGGCCCCCTAGCTGTGGCCAACCAGGGTAGGCGCCAAGCCCCGGTGCCCCGGTCATTTGGGCTTTGAGGTCGCGGAGGTACAAATCATCGTCGTTCATGGGGTTTCCTTTCGGGGCAGAAGGGGCGTCGTCGGCGGGGTAGGCGCCGAGGTAGCCGTTATTGAGGCGTTCGGCGAAAGCGTGAACGCGGGGGTCGCTGGGCGGCAGACCAATCTGATAATGCATCTCATCTGGATAGTCCCAGTCGGCGCCCCAGAAGACCACTCCCTCGAACTTCGCTAGCAGGGTCCTGACCTTGGCTTTTGTGGCGGGTGGCATGGTGCGCTGACCCCACGGGTACTTGGGGGCGCCGATATCGACAGCGGTGCCGGACATGTGGTTGCTGTTCCAGACGTCGTTGTCGGCGGACCAGCCCCACACCTGGGAGGTGATGGGCTCTACCAGGCGGTTGTAGAGGATCAGCCAGGCGTTAAGGATGGTGGCCACGTCACCAGCACGAAGCGGCACCGCCCTAGCAGCTGGTACAACTGTCTCGCTGACACACGCGGCGCTAGAGCACATTGGCCAACCGTTTTCACTGGGTACGCCGATTTGAGCCTGGTATCTGGTCATTGTTGAGCTTCTTTCTCTGTGGGGAGCTGGGTGGGGGTGGTGGTGACAGGGGCACTGAGATTGTCGTCTTGAACGTTGAGTTTGGACAGGAACTCGACCATTTCGGAGGCGTCGACGCCGATGCTGGTGCCCCGCGGGACCACGTCGTCCATGCCCATTCGGGCGGTCACGCATGCCAGAAGGGGCAGTACGCCGAAGGCCAGGAGCTCAGCCATGCGTAGCCCAGCGTTGCTGTAGTTGATGCTGCTTCCTTGAATGGATGCGTCGATCATGGAGGCGGGGATTCCGCAAAGGCGCGCTAGATCAATCGCGTTGGCGTTGCGCCCTTCAATCAGCAAGTGTTCGGCAAAGCTACCGTGTTCTTTGATTTCGGTGTTTTTCGAGGTGAATGCCACCCCGCCATTTTTGCCTTTTCGGGCGGCTACCCACCCCGCCGTAAGCGATTGTTTTTCGTCTTGGCTAAGTGGTCGGTCGCCTGTGTAGTGGATTTCGAGGGTGGCGGCTGGGGTGTTGGTGGCGGTGGTGACGGCGCGGGCTAGGGCGTTAGCCTCGGGCATGGCGTTAGTACCGTGCCATAAAATTCCCTGGTGGATACCAGGGATAAGTACGTATTCGTCGGCACTGGCGGGGCGGTCACCGACGGTGATGGTGTCGTCAGCGGCTATGGCCCAGGCCTCACGGATTACCCGGTCTGCGGTGAGGACGTGCCCATCAAAATCGCGGGTGACACGCCACAACGAAGAGCCGTAAAACAGCAGGTCGTCGATGGTCCACAGCATGCGGTGATAGGGCGGTAACAGCCCGTCGGTGCGGTTAATCCACTGGGGTTGGGGGCTAACAGGCGTGCCGTCTTTTTGGGCGATGAGAATAGCGCGGGCGGCAGTGGTGCACAGCAGGTTTCGGGCACGGCAAATGGCAGGTATGGCCATGGCCTGCTCACGGGAAATATCGGCGCTGAGGGCTGCTAGAGCGGTGGAATCCACCTCGGTCAGGACGCCAGTGGTAAACGGCGAACTGACGTCGTTGACCATGGCCTTGAGTGCTTTCCAGCGGGCGAATATCCCCATGGCCATAAACATATGCAGCGCCGACGATACGGCGCTGCATTCACGATCTGACCAGGGGCTACGGTATGAAAATCTCGGGTGGTTGATCCTCGATATGACTATCAAGCCCATGCAGTGCCAAGGTGGCGGCTTCGAGGGCGGCTATCGAGCCGTGGGCGCGTTTTCTATCCCATACCCAGGAGTCGCCGAGGTCGCGGGGGACGGCGACCTCGGCAGCGGCATCGAACGCTTCATCAGGCCAAAACCGCACCTCGGGAATGGGGCTGGTTAAGCGGTTGTACAAGTTGCCGCATGCTGCGGAAAGTTCGCGGGTACGAATCCGGGTGACAGGGAACGTTGCTTTCTTCATGCCTTCGTTGAGAACGTCGGCGGCGCCTACGGCGTCGTAGACGGCGGTGCCGCCGTGGCGGATAATCAGGTCACTTAAGCGGGGGATTACCCAGCGGTAACCAGGGCGGGTGTCGACAACCTCAAAGGTTGGCAGGTTGTCGACGAGCGCACCGGCTACTATCGCGGCGCTGTCGCGGTCGGCGCTGACAGC